GCTGTTCCTGATCCTGTTCCGCTTTGAGTAAAAGTTGGCATTTCATTTCTCCTATACAGTATTTATCGCTTTCATAATACACTGTTTTAATTGCCGAATCCTAATAAATATCATTGACATAGTAATGTTTGACTGTATAATAGTATATAGAACTGGAGATAACAATAATGAAAAAAGCAACAACAGTTAACTATCTAAACAACAAAGATATACTAAAAGAAATACACAAAAGCAAACTTACATATTGTTATGTTGAAGATATAAAATACACAGACTACGACATAATACTAGACGATATAAGCAAAATTAATGCTAAAACAATAAAACAAGCCAAAGAAAACAAGTCTGCAAAAATGCAGAGTCTAGCTTACGCTGCTGCAATGGTAAACCACGACAAAGCAGATTATAAAAACAAACCAAAGCAAAAAGAATTTGCTGTAGATCCCAGCTCGTTTTCAGACGAAGACGTTGTGTTTCGTGTTATGACATATGAACACATTCCTGAAGAAGAAGGTCGCAAAAAGAATCCAAAATCTATAGCAGATGAAAAAGCCAAAGTGAATTTTCCTCCATTCAAGCAGTATGCTTATCAAGGCACAGAATTAAAAGAAGTTGTTCGCAGTCATTGGAGAGGCACACTAGTAAGTGGCAGTTTTTGCACAGAACACGGACGCATCACAAACAAATTAGGCACTATGTTTCTAAAATTAGTAGAAAGATACAGCCACAGAGCAAACTGGAGAGGCTATACATACGTTGATGAAATGCGAGGACAGGCATTGCTACAACTTAGTCAGATTGGACTTCAGTTTAACGAGTCTAAATCAGACAACCCGTTTGCTTATTACACCGCAGTGGTAAACAACAGTTTTACCAGAATCTTAAACTTAGAAAAGAGAAATCAAACCATCAGAGATGACATTTTAATTGAACAAGGACATTTGCCTAGTTACAGCAGACAATTAGCACACGAAGAAGAAGTTAGAGTGCTAAGAGAACGTGTAGAGTCAAGTACTGAACAATTTCCAGAGTAAATTTTATGAGTCAACTGTTTAAAACAGCGGCTTGCTTTACGGACATACACTACGGACTAAAGCAAAACAGCCGCTTACACTTAGATGATTGCCACCGTTACATAGATTGGTTTATTGCAGAAGCAAAAGCAAGAAACGCAGAAACTTGTATTTTCTTAGGCGATTGGAGCCATCACAGAGCAAACATTAATGTTGCAACAATGAATGCAACCATCAAAGATCTCAAACGCCTAAATGATGCTTTTGAAAAAGTTTACTTTATCACTGGTAATCACGATCTATATTACAGAGATAAACGTGAAATGAACAGTATCGAGTATGCTCGTGATTTACCTAATTTTGTTATGGTAGACGAGCATTTTGAACAAGACGGTGTTGCAATTATTCCGTGGCTAGTGGGCGACGAATACAAAAAAGTTTCTAAAATGAAATGCAAATACATGTTTGGGCATTTCGAACTGCCGTACTTTAAAATGAATGCCATGGTAGAAATGCCAGATCATGGAGGCATAACTGCAGAACTACTCAGCGGCCCAGAGTATGTTTTTAGTGGCCATTTCCACAAACGCCAATACAAAAACAATATTCATTATATAGGAAACGCATTTCCTCATAACTATGCCGACGTAGATGACGATGAACGTGGTGCAATGTTTATTACATGGGACGAAGAGCCAATATATGTGAATTGGGCAGAATGTCCTAAGTACAGAGTATTTTCACTTAAACAATTATTAGACGATCATCAAAATTTACTTGACAAATACACATATGCTCGTGTAAAATTAGATATTAACATTTCATATGAAGAAGCAACTTTTATTAAAGAAAAATTTGCTGAACAGTACAATGTTCGTGAATTACAACTTATACCTATAAAAGAAGAAGAAGAAACATATCAAGGTGGTGAAATAAAATTCGAAAGTGTTGATCAAATTGTTGTTGCTCAGATTAGCACTATAGATTCAAACACCATAGAGAAACAAAAATTAATTGACATATACAACGAGTTAGAAATTTAATGCTAAACATTAAAAATGTTAGTGCCCGTAACTTTATGAGTATAGGCAATAACACACAAGCAGTAACATTTGAAAACTGTCAACTTACATTAGTGCTAGGACACAACCTAGATATGGGAGGTGATGGCAGTAGAAATGGTACAGGTAAAACCACTATCATAAACGCACTAAGTTATGCTCTCTACGGAGAGGCATTAACAAACATCAGGCGTGATAATCTCATCAACAAGACCAACGGCAAGGGCATGATGACCACTGTTGATTTTGAAGTTAATGGAATAGATTATCGCATCGAGAGAGGAAGAAAGCCTAATGTTTTAAGATTATTAGTGGGAGGTAACGAAGCGTTTGACGAAGAACAGCAGGGCGACAGCAGAGAAACACAAAAAGCCATTGAAAAGATTATTGGCTTCCCTCATGAAATGTTCAAACATCTGGTTGCACTGAACACTTACAGTGAGCCTTTCCTCAGTATGAAAAGCAATGATCAAAGAGAAATGATCGAACAACTGCTGGGCATAACCGATCTTAGTGCAAAAGCAGATATACTAAAAGAAAAAATTAAAATTGTAAGAGATGACATCAAAGAAGAAGAAATACGAATTAATGCTGTTAAAGACAGCAACGAGCGTATTGAAAAAAATATAAACGAACTTGAATCTAGAAAAAAAGCGTGGGATGTCACATACAACAATAAACTAGAAGAATTAGAGAATGTAATTACAACATTAGCAGAACTCGATGTTGATGCAGAGATTGATGCTCATAAACAAAATGTTGATGCTAAAGAACAGCAGGACATTGTTAAAACTCTCAATAAAGAAAATAAATCTACTGTGGAAAGTTTTAATCGCAGTCAAGACAGGCTCAGTGAATTACACAACAATCTCAAGGATGCAGAAGATGGTGTGTGTCATGCATGTAAACAAAAAACATCTCATCTGGAAACTCACACCGAATACATAACAGAACTAACTGATAAAATTACTCAAGAAACAGAATATAACAATCAGCATGCACAAAAAATTAAGGAAATCACTGAAGCACTTGAGCAAGTGTCTGTGCCTGAAGTAGTAAAAACGTATTACGAAACAGTTGAACAAGCATACGAGCACAAACACAATTTAGAATCATTGGCTACGCAATACGAAAACAAAAAACAAGAAGCCAATCCTTATGTCGAACAAATAGAGCTGTTAACAGAAACAGGCCTACAAGAAATAAGTTTTGACACCATAAACGAATTAACATACTTACAAGAACATCAAGAGTTTTTACACAAACTGTTAACCAGCAAAGACAGTTTTATTCGCAAGAAGATTATAGATCAAAACATTGCATACTTGAATCATAGACTTGCTTGGTATTTAGACAAGCTCGGATTACCACATGATGTTAAGTTTGGCAACGATTTAACTGTTGAAATCACAGAGTATGGTCGCGACTTAGACTTTGATAATCTCAGTAGAGGTGAAAGAAATAGACTTATTTTAGGATTAAGTTGGGCGTTCAGGGATATGTATGAAAGCCTAAACAGGCCTATGAACTTGATGTGCATAGACGAATTAATCGACAGTGGCATGGACACTATGGGTGTTGAAAACGCACTTGCTATACTTAAAAAGATGAACAGAGAACACAGAAAAAATATATTCCTAATCAGCCATAAAGAAGAGCTAGTGGGTCGTGTAAACAACGTGTTAACTGTTATAAAAGAAGGAGGCTTCACAAGTTATAACACAGATGTTGACTTTGTAGATTAGCCAATATAAAGTCTAGCAGTTATTTTTTTGCTGTAAATAACTGCATGCAATGGACATACAATGGCAACCCTGTAGAAAACTTACCTGCAAATTGCGAAGCGTTTGTTTATCTTATTACCAACACAACTAACAACAGAAAATATGTTGGTAAAAAACTTGCTAAATTTAAAACTACAAAACCCCCACTAAAAGGTAAAAAGAACAAGCGTCGCGGAAAAGTAGAAAGCGACTGGAGAGAATACTGGGGCAGTTCAGATCACCTAAAAGAAGATGTTGCTACCTTAGGCGAGGACAACTTTACAAGAGAAATATTATATTTTTGTCCTAGCAGAGGAGTCGCAAGCTACCTAGAAGCACGAGAACAATTTGAACGAAAAGTGTTAGAAACAGATGACTACTATAACGGAATTATTAATGTAAGAGTAGGCGGTTCTAAAATTCTAAAAGAAGCACTTAAAAACACATAAAGGCACACTGATGCAAATCGAAGAAGATATTAAATTAGATTTTTCTAACGTTTTAATACGCCCAAAACGATCTACACTTAAATCCCGCAAAGATGTAGACTTATCAAGAACAATGAAATTTAGAAATAGTCAACAAGACTATACTGGTGTTCCTGTTATGGCTGCTAACATGGATGGAGTTGGCACTTTTGAAATGGCAGAAGCACTAGCAGAACTAGGCTTGTTTACCGTGCTAACAAAAAGTTATACATCTGCACAAATACACCAGTGGCTAAATCAAAACAGACATAAAAGTACAATTACTAATCATGTAGCAGTAAGCACCGGTATTACTGATGAAGACTTTAAAAAAGTAAATGAAACACTCAAACTAAGTCGAAGCATCAAATACGTGTGTGTAGATGTTGCAAATGGTTATACAGAAATGTTTAGCGAATTCATTTATAAATTGAGGACGCAGTATCCAGGCCTAGTTATTATTGCCGGCAATGTTGTTACAGGTGATATGACACAGGAACTAATCCTAAACGGTGCAGACATTGTAAAAGTGGGTATTGGACCAGGAAGTGTTTGCACTACTCGCATACAGACTGGTGTTGGCTATCCTCAACTAAGTGCTGTCATTGAGTGTGCTGATGCCGCTCATGGTCTCGGTGGACACATCATTGCTGATGGGGGATGTACTTGCCCTGGTGATGTAGCCAAGGCGTTTGGTGCAGGCGCAGACTTTGTGATGCTGGGTGGTATGCTTGCTGGGCACGATGAAGGCGGTGGTGAAGTACTGGATGGCAAAATTACTTTTTACGGCATGAGTTCAGAAACAGCAAACGACAAACACTTTGGTGGACTTAAGGATTATAGATCTGCAGAAGGCAAAGAAGTTAGTATTCCACACAAAGGCAAGGTTGAGAGTACTGTACAAACTATTTTAGGTGGTTTGCGTTCAACTTGCACTTATGTTGGTGCAAGTAGATTAAAAGACTTGACAAAATGCACAACATTTGTTAAAGTATATCAAACTCACAACAGAGTGTATGAGTAATGATAGGACGTAAAAGAATTATATACGACAAAGACGGTGTCACACCATATATGCATCGTTGGCATTTGTTGTTTAAAGAAAAGCTGGATAACTTTTCCGAAAACAAAAAGCATCCTTTTAACATATTTTTACACAAAATCGTTTTATCTGACGAACCTGTTTTTCACGATCACCCGTGGAACTATTTTACAATAATCCTCAAGGGAGGATACTGGGAACATACACCAGAGGGCAAGTTTTGGAGAGGTCCAGGGCACATGCGCTTTAGCAAAGCCAGTAGTTTGCATTATTTAGAAGTACCCAAAGGCGGGTGTGCATGGACACTATTTTTTAGGTTTAGTAAACAAAAAGATTGGGGATTTATAAAAAATAACAAGTGGATACATTATCAAACCTATCTTAGACACAGAGATTCAAAAAAACATTAGAAACACATTTTAAGGCAATAATTATAATAAAACACACATGGCACACATGGCATTTCTTTAATACTTCTGGCACATAAAATAAAAACAACATAGGCACTACACCGCACCATGTAAATGGCTCCTTGAGGTGGCAATTAACTCGCCATCGGAATCTGGAGATGTAGTCGTATAGATGCAACAAACGTTATGGCATTAAATAGATGCAGGCTCTGAGAAAAAGCAACCTGCAAATTAGTATAATTAAACTCGTCTAGATTATATTAGTTTCCGTGAGGCTGGCAACAGCAGTGACGGTAGTGTATGGGGAGAGAAGGCTCACCGCTTCCTAGTAGCACCCGAGATTGAGATGGCGATACTTGTCGTGATGAGTGTCATTTTTTTCACCCGTGCATACGGGTGAATTATGGCTCAACTTTCGTGATAAGTTCTTAAGAGCTTCGCTCTTCCTAAAAACTTTCTTACAAATGAATGAGTGAAGTGAAACGAA